AAATATATAAAGATTATCTTTGTACTTTATTAACCCATTAACATTTTTAATTATGGATAAATTTCTCAAATTAAACATTGCCGGAACAGGTACTGACTCTGGCTTTAAACTAATCTCTATTAACGACATTATAGAGGTTAAACAAGAAAGTACAACTGTTATTCAGATTTTTTACAAAGGCATTTCTAGTGCTAGTATTGCTACAGTTCCTGCTCAAGTACCAATAGAAAATGGGCCTTCACAAGCAACTTTTGATGTAACACAAGCGTCTGTGGTTCAATCTTCAACGATTACTTTAGCCGCTGCTGCTTATGATGCATTTAGTTGGAAGAACTTTTTAAATGAGTCTATCGAAACTGCAATGACATTGTCTTGGCAACAACCAGTGTTCACTCCAGGGACTTACCCTAAAGCTGCTTCATCAGGTTATCCACCAACAACAATTTTATCAATTGCTACAGGTGTTGAAGCTGCTAGCTAATAATCTTAGGATTTTAGTTTTATCGAATAAAGAGAGGTTACAAAAAAAGTAGCCTCTTTTTTTTTGACTATATTTGTAAAAAGAATTTAATATGATTAACTCAGTTAGAAATACTGTTTTAGCTATAGCTAATAAAAACAATTATGGGTATATAGCTCCACAAGATTTTAATCTATATGCGCAACAAGCGCAAATGGATTTATTTGAGGACTATTTTTATCAGTATAATAGCTGGATAGTAAAACAAAACCAAAGAGTTTCAGGAACAGGCTATGCAGATATTGTAAAAGGGTTAGTAGAGGTTATAGATAGTTTTTCTATAACTAAAGGTTTAATAAAACAAGCTAACAACTTATATTTTTTACCAGAAGATTATTATTTTATAAGTAAAATAAATTATTATCCAAACTTTATAGTATCAGGTATAAATAATTTAAATACAGTTGTAAACCAAGTAGGAGACTCTACAGCAACTTTTATTACAAGTGGGGTAAAAGTAGGTCAGTTAATTTTTAACACATCCTCAGGGAGCACCTACGCAGGTTTTAGTGCTTATGTAGTAAGTGTAGATAGTCAAACTCAATTAACATTAAATACTAATATTTTTCCGGTAGCTAATCCAGCTGCTGCAAGTGGTAATACATTTGCTGTAATTACAACGGCAGGGATAGTAGAAGTCGAAAGAGTTAATCAAAATAAAATATTTTATTTAAACAACTCACCATTAACAGCACCATCTACAGGATACCCTGCATATGTGTTAGGAGGAGCTACAAGTAATATAATTGGCGAATCAACAACAGGAAAAATGGGTAATAGTATTATGGTATACCCTGACACAATAACAACTGAAGGTACAATTATAGCTCAGTATGTTAGATATCCTATACCGCCAAATTGGACGTATGCAACTTTATCAAATGGAACGCCATTATTTAATTCAGCGGCAATTGATTATCAGGATTTTGAATTACCATTATCTGATGAGCCAGGAATAGTGGCTAAAATATGTCAATACATAGGTATTGAAATTAGAGAAGCTGATGTATATCAGTTTGGGCAAGCGCAAATACAAGAAGAAAATCAAACACAAGGATAAGATATGGCATATATAAATGATTACGCATATTACGCAAACTCAGGAGGTGTTCCAGAAGCAAAAAACTGGGGTTCTTATCAATACGTTTCTTTAGATGAAATTGTAAATAATTTTATGTTAATGTATCAAGGTGATTTATCTCTGGTAAACAATATAGAAAGGTATCAAATATTATTTCACGCAAAAAGAGGTGTACAAGAGTTGAACTATGATGCGATGAAAGAAGTAAAAATACTTCAAATGGATTTAGGTGATGAGCTTAAATTTATATTGCCTTCAGATTATGTTAATTGGGTAAGAATATCTCAATATATAAACGGAGTGTTAAGACCATTAACAGAAAACATACAAACAGGATGGGCGAGCACTTATTTACAAGACAATGACGGAAAGATTATATATGATCAAAACGGTAATGTATTAAAACCACAGGAATCTGAACTAGACATGTCTTTTAGATCTAATGCACAAAGTATTTATTTAAATTCTAGTAGTGCATATAATAATCAATCTGGATGGAATGTAGATGGATGTTGGTATTTTGATTTTGCAGTAGGTGGGAGATTTGGATTAAATACCGAAACAGCTAATAACAATCAGACTTTTTCTATTGACAAACAAAGAGGGGTTATTAATTTTAGCTCTGCTCAATCTGGAATGTCTATAGTGTTAGAATATGTGTCAGACGGAATGGAAAAAGGAGTAGATGCGGACATTAGTGTTAATAAATTATTTGAAGAGTTTATCTATGCTTATATTAAGTATTCTATATTAAACAGTAAATTAGGTGTTCAAGAATATGTTGTTAATAGAGCTAGAAAAGATAAATCATCTTTATTAAGAAATGCTAAAATAAGACTAAGTAATATTCACCCCGGAAGACTCTTAATGAATATGAGAGGAAAGGATAAATGGTTAAAGTAAGATGCCAATAATAACAACAAATTTTATTGCAGGGCGTATGAACCAAAGCGTGGACGAAAGACTCGTTCCGCCTGGAGAATACATCTCAGCAACCAATGTAAGGTTAGGAGCAACAGAAACTACCGAAATAGGAGCTGTAGAAAACTCTAAAGGAAATACTCAATTAACAACTTTACAGTATAATAATGGAACTTTGTTAGCTGCTGACGCTTTGTGTATTGGGGCATACGATGATGGATCAAACGAAACCATGTATTGGTTTGTTGCTTCTGATGCTGTAGATATGATTGTGTCTTATGAAACTCAAACCACTTTAATAAATTACCATGTGGTTGACACGGGTAATGTGCTAAATTTTGATTCAAAATATTTAATTACAGGAGTAAATAAAATAGGTGATTTATTGTTTTTTACAGACGATAAAAATCCTCCTAGAAAAATTAACGTAACAAGGTCTTACCCTAATGTAACTGCTGTTGATTTAAACGTAATTGTTCAACCACCTTTAGCGTCACCTACTATTTCTTTATTTTCTCAAGCAACTGAAGCTAATTTCATGGAAACTAGAATGATATCTTTTGCGTATAGGTATCAATACCTAGATGAAGAGTATAGTGCTTTGTCTCAGTTTACTGACATTGCATTTTCTCCTGGAGTATTTGCTTACGATCCAGCTACTAATTTAAATAAAGGTATGACAAATATTTACAACGCTGTAAATATTGGTTTTAACACTGGAAGCTCTAATGTAATAGGTATAGATTTAATTTTTAAATTCGCCAACACCAACACTTTAAATGTAATTGAAAAATTTAAAAAAACAGATTTTGGTTGGCCAGATAACTCTACGCAAACTCAATCATTTTCTAACAGTAAAATATACACCATACTACCTGAAAGTGAATTATTAAGATTGTATGATAACGTACCATTAATAGCTAAAGCTCAAACTATAATGGCTAATAGGCTTATATATGGCAACTATGAAGACGGAAGAGATGTTGTCGATTCTAATGGTGTTAATTGTAGAATGACTTATGCTGCTGAATTAACTAATCAAGACATACAATCTGACACTATAGAAACAACTTCCGTAACTGGAATTGATTATACTATTGACACTACTGAAACGATTACTGGTTCAGCTCTCTCTATGAATTTTTCTGGAGTAAAAAGTAATTTAAAACTAGGAGCTTTTTTAGGAGTTACAATTACATATATAAAAAACAAATATACTGGTAATACTGGAACGGTTACAGGGAATCAAGGGGCCACTGCAATAGAGTTTTTATACACTTTAACTGAAACTTTTTCTAGCGTACAAGCAATGGCTGTTAGTGACTCATTTAAAGCGGCTGTGGTTACTGGATTTCAAACTGTTGGCAATTGCGCTACAGGAACTACATTTACTGATTCTTATAATTGTTCAGTAGAAAACCCTGCTGAAGGGGATCCAGATATAACATGGCAAAAAGATGAGGCGGGAATTACAGGGTTAAACCAAGGATTATTAATTACTTCATCACCAGCAAGTGATGTAATAACACTACAGTTACCAGCAATGAGGTTTTCTGACATAGAAGGAGCCGCTCCTACACCTCCATATTTATATGCATATTATAATATTGTTACTTCTTCAGCTACATTTGTTGTAAACTCTAGTATACAAAGTTTACATAGCAACAGAAATTATGAAGTTGGAATTGTTTATATGGATGAATATTTGAGAAGCACAACAGCTTTAGTATCTCAAGGTATAGACCCTACTGTTTTTGTTCCTGCGAGTAATTCTACTCAACAAAACAGAATTAAAATTACTATCCCTATAAGTCAAAACCCTCCTCAATGGGCAACTAAATATAAATTTGTTGTAAAAAAAGCTGAAGGGCCTTACGAAACTATTTATAGTAATTTTTATTACTCAGATTCAACAGATAATTCAGTTTATTTTAAACTAGAAGGTCAAAACCAAAGTAAAGTTCAAACAGGAGATATATTAAGAATTAAAGCTGACAGTTCAGGGCCGCTTTCAGGACTAGCTGTAGCAGAAGTATTGTCTATTGAAGCTAAATCTTCTAATTTTTTAACACCCTCAGCAAATGCGCCAAATGCAGATAATACCCTACAAGCTTATGTTTCTGAATTGGCAGGATTGTACATGCAAATGAAGCCTACTTCTTTTAATGTAGATACATCTGATGTGTCTAATTTTTTTGATAGTGGAAGACAATCTGTTTGTTTTAAAAGCGGGAGAAGTTTTCCTGGAGTACAATTAAAGTGTTTTAAAACATCAGCTGATGGGCAAACAAAAACTAATTTAGCTATTCCTGTAGGAAGTTTAGTAACTTTTGAAATTGAATTTACAAGAATAGGACGAAGTGGTGTTGGTAGAGATTGTGGGAAAGTGTTTTATATTTACAATAGAACATTTCAAGCAAGCACTGATTACAATAATATGTTTGATTTTGTAAATGGTGAAGGAATAGATTTTAAAGGAGGAGATATCACTAATTTGGATGATGCAGATGACCCTAAAAACGTATATATAAACACTATTAATTCTTCTAACAATGCTTATCCTAGCAATATAAGAGGAACTAATCAATATCAATTTACTACAACTGACAGTCAAATACCAAGTTCAACTAACGAATTATCTCTTGCTATTTTAAGTGGAGTTTCAGGTTGTTTTAGTCAAAAAAATTCTTGTGCTACCGGAAGGATAACTGTACAAATTGCTGACTCATTAATGGTTTTTGAGACTACTCCGATAGATATAGATAATGATATTTATTACGAAAACGATACGTGTTACGATATAACAGGGGGTTTTCATATGTCTGGTTCTGGTGTAACCGATCAAAACCAAACAGCTACATTACCTGCTATAGTAAATTTAGGTTTTTTTGATTGTTACACTTTTGGTAACGGAGTAGAGAGTTTTAAAATAAAAGACTCTTTAGTTGGACAATCTTTTGATTTAGGACAAAGGGTAACGTCTGTTTCATCACAAGATTTTAAAAAAGCAGACAGGTTTGCAGGTTTAACTTACAGTGGAACATATAACGAAGAAACAAATATCAATAAACTAAACGAGTTTAATTTAGGCTTAGTTAATTTTAAAGATTTAGAAGTTAGTTATGGAAGTATAGAAATATTAAGCGCTAGAGAAACTGATATACTTGTATTGCAAGAAGATAAAATATCTTATGTTTTAGCTGGCAAAAACTTATTATCTAGTGCAGCTGCTGGAGGAGCTATAACAAATACAGCAGAAGTTTTAGGCTCACAGATAGCAAGAGTAGAAGAGTTTGGAATTAGTCACAACCCAGAAAGTTTTGTTACTTATGGATTTGATAAATATTTTACAGATGCTAAAAGAAATGTAGTATTAAAATTAACAGGTAATGGGCCTAAAGAACAACTACAAATTGTTTCCGAAATAGGAATGAGATCTTTTTTTAGAGACATGTTTACTACAGGGTTTCAAACACAAAAATTAGGGGGTTTTGATCCTTATATGAATGAGTTTGTTTTATCAAGTAATAATTTAGCAATACCTGTTGCTGTAGTTCCAGTAAGTTGTGGCTCTAATTTATCTAGACAAAATGTTACAGACGCATCGTCTTACACTTTAAATTTAGGAAATTCTCAAGGATCTGTAGTTTTTGATTTTAACGTAAGTGGTACGGTTAATTTACAAGTGGTTTGGAATAGTGCAGCGGTAATAAACCAAAGTATTACAGGAAATAGTTCTGTTAGTTTTATTAAAACATCACAGGCGCCACAAACGGCTGTAGTAACAATTACACCAACAGGCACAGCTTCATTCGACATAACACCCCGATGTCCTGTTGCACCACCACTAATTATTAGACAATTGGTTTTAGGTTCTCCAGCGGATACAGGAAAGTTTATTCATTCTCAATTTTTATGGACACAAGGATCTTATTCAAGCCCTGTTAATGAAGAGTTGATACAATTAAATACAGATACCGCTAACATAGGTGGGGTCTACAATGAAATTTCTGGATTTTCTTCAGTAGGAGTTTTCCCGCCAGACGGAGCAACGGTAACAATGCAGTCTAATAAAAAAGATTTTGATGATTTTGTTTTTGATACAACCGTTGATAAATTTAAATACTTAGTAAGTAATACAAATTTAGCGCCAAGCGAATGGGCAACTATAATGGCTTCAGCTACTAATGTAACGCCTATTACTAATCCTTCAACAGGATTATATCAAGCGCCTTTTACATACAGTAACTCAACAAATCTTAATTATTTATATTTAATATGGGATTATAGAACCCCTACTTCTATAGATTTAAGACATGGCACAATAACAGCCGCATGTTGTACGGGAACAACCTCATTATATTATATAGATACAGAGGATTTTTTAACAGCAATAACGGTTTATGATGATGCTAATTTATTTATTCCTTCTACGCCTCAATTTTATCAATCAGCTAATGTTGTAAGGCAACAAGTGTCTGGAGTTGGAACTAACCCTAATTTTTTATTACCACCTGTCACTTGTGAGCCATGCGGAACAGCTATACCTTTATGTTTTAGTACTGTAAGCGCTGATGATGTGTGTTGTACTGCTTGTACTTACACTTCATATAGCTCATCAGTGCTTTCAACGACTAGATCAGGAGCTTGTGGATTATCACAAACAGCAACTTATTATCACAATGGATCAGGATCGACTCCGGCAGTAAACAATTTTGTGTTCTCTGACAATAAAGGAACGACTAAATTAGGAACAGGATATTATTCTTTAAGTGCTACATCAGTAATTTATGTAAATTCTAGCGGAATGGTATTAAATTTATTAACTTGTTAAAAATATGGCAACTGACAACACATTTTATATAGACACCACTTTGTTCTCTACAGCAACAAAGATTTGTACTGACCCTGCATTAACTGTGTTAGGGGTGGCTGGGTATTATCAAGCTCCAGTAGAAGGTGTTGCTACATATAGATACTGGGATGGAGTTTCCGTATTGGCTGCTGCAGTAAATTGTGAATGCAAAATTATTCAATTATTAGATTATAACACAACACCAAACACATTGTGTTGTATAAGTGAAACACCTGATACTTATTATATTGATGAAGGAACTACTTTTGATACAACAACAGGATTATATACTGATGCATCTGGACAAACTGCTGCGCCTGATAATACGTATCAAGTAAATGGAACTACATCATATAGAATACAAAGTGGAGGTGTATTAGGATCTGTTAATGCTTGCCCTACTTGTCCAGTAACTTGTGGTGGCACAATAGCAGGAAGCGGAGGTCAAGGTTTTTATAATTTAGAAGTGAATATGGGGAATACGGCGGGTGATGTTGGAGCTATTGTAATTTATTTTAACCCTAGAAATGTTCCAGATGGTATAATTGCTCTATTTGATAATCAATTATACAACAAATTATCTTCCATTACCTTTGGGTATTTAGCAGGTTCAGATCCTTTTCAAGGAACATCTACAGGTGTGGCTACTAATAAATTAATAGACTCTTCAGCTACATTTACTTCTACGGTAAATATTGGAGATAAAGTGGTTTGTGTTCCTGATAGTACTGATGCGTTTGTAACAGTTATTGATAGCAATACTCAGCTTACGTTAAGTGCTGATATAATGGATACTTCTGAAATATATAGAATAGGTCAAGCGACTTATATTGGAAATCTTCCTAGTGATTGTAGTACTCAAGGAACTACTTTTGTTTTAAACACCTCAAATTATACAGGAGGAACATTCCCTACCCCTTCTGCCCCTACAGTAACAGTATTGCCTGGAGCATCACAAATAAATTATACGAATGGTTCTCCGAGCTATTCAACTATGGTTATTCCAAAAACGACAGCAACACCTCAGCTTTTGGAGCTTAATTTTATAGGGCCTTGTAATAGTACAGTTTTTGATATTAATGTTTCATGCCCTGTTTCACTACCTTCTTTTACTTCTAATACCGTAGAATCAACATCAAGCGGTGCTTGTTCGGCAACTCAAAATCAAACATATTATTTTGCTCAAAGTTACTTAAATTCTAATGCCACCCCTATTTTACACAATTGGGTTTTTGAAGATAACAGCGGGTTAACAACATTATCAGCCGGATTTTACAAAGTTGGAACAGATGTAATAGAAGTCGCTAATGGTGTTGTTATATCTAAAACAGCATGTCCAGCAGGAAACACTCAATTCCAAAGCGCAGGAGTTCAGTCTACCTCTGCATTAGCTTGTGCTTCTACTGTGAGCCAAACATATTATCATGACGGATCAGGAACTTTACCATCAGTTGGAGACACAGCGTGGTCAGATAATGGGGTTACAGTTTTACCTAATGGAGCTTATAAATTAAATGCTACTTCTTTTTATCAAA